CCTGGTGCATCTACATCTCTAAACTCACCTGGTTGAATTGATTGTGCATCATCTCTAATTCTAATACCACGCATTTTAAATCCTGCAGGTAAGTTAGATAAAGTTCCTGCATCTAACAATTGTCTTAGTGCAGAAGTTGCAGTTCTTGATAATCCACCAATCATGTGAATTAAACCAAAACCATAAAAACCTAAACCTGGTAAAAATTTAAAGTGTACAAAATAATTAATTTTATTTTTTAATGCATCACCTATTTCATAGTTTCTTCTAATAGATAAAACTTCACGTGAATTTTCTTCAAGTGTTACAATGTATGGGACTTTAATTCCTGATGGCTCACCAGTCTCTTGATTTACATCTTCAAATCCTTCTAAGTCTAAATCAATATGACATTCTAATAATGTATAAACATCTTCGTTTGTAGTTCTTGTTACTCCTTCAAGTTCTCTTTCTTTTTTTTCAATTTCAGTTTCTTTGTCTCCAGGTTTTCCTATTTCTATATCTTTATAGAATCCACCAACCTGTTGTTTTCTTAAATCGTTTTCAGAAATTTTTACACGATGAATAATTGCTTCCGCATCATCTAATGAGGTAGCTGTGTACGGAACAATTAAATCATCTGCAGGAACAAATTTAGAAACTGCTCTTTGTTCCATATCGTCATAGTAGACTTTTTTAAAAGCAGAACCTGCTAATGGTAAGTTAAATAATAACTGATCAAAATCTGGTTCATACTCTTTCATTTTTTCCATCAACTCGTAGTTCATGAAATCTTTTACTCTAGTTGCTTGTTGAGTTTTTTCTGGAGTTGGTACACCTATAGTTTGTGTTCTAACTGGTCCATCTGCCGGAAGTAATTCTTTATAAGCTAATGCTTGAAACTGTGTGACTGCTTCTGCTAATACTGGGTGTGTTGCACCACTAGCTCCTGAAAAAGGTTCTGTTCTATTATTATATTTAAAACCTAAAAGGTCTAAACCTTGTGTATAAGTTTGTGCCCAATCTTTTCTTGAAGAAGTATAGTCTTGATACTTACTAGATAAATCTGATGCTAATCTTCCAAGTACATCATCAGGTAAAAATTCTGCTAAGTTTGCATAATGTTCATCACCACCTTCAGGTGATGCTGCACCTGGATCAAGATTTATATCTACTGATCCATCTTCGTTTTCTGAAACTTCAACGTCGTCAGGTGATTCTTGAACTGCTTGAACTTCTTCAATTATCTCTTCTTGAATTTCTTCTTCACCAGGAACATTAACTGTTTTTCTGACTTCGTTTGGAAGTGCTTTGTCTATATCTGCCATTATATTTTTTCTCCGTAAGTTTTATCTGTTTAACACCATTATAGTTAATATTCAACCCCTGAGGCATGGGCCCTGATTCCGGAGGAATTGTTCTAGTTAGTCTTTTAGTCATTACCAAGTCTTTTGTATAATTCTTGTCCTGGTCCTAAAGCAAATTCTTTATATGACATTCTATCATCATATCCACCTTTACCATCGAAGAAATATTCTCTCATCCATTTTTCAGATTTAGGCATTGTACCACTACCTTGGTTTTTTCTTGTTTCCTCCATAGCTTTTTTAACTGCTTCACCAAATTCATAACCATCGTCCATAAGTTCTTTTACCCTTTCACTTAGTTCTGCATCAGGATCCAAGGAGCCTATACCAAATTGTGCTCGGCCTCCATCAGCAAACTTAGGAAAATATTCTTTTGCAAAAGAATCTATATCCATACCAGTTCCTTCTTTACCACCTAGTTCAATATACTTAGCTGTAACCATCGCATTATATTTTGTATCACCACCATCTAAAAAATTAACTCTGCCACCAGTTGCATATTTTTCAAGTTCATCTTCATACTCTTTTATTTTATTAGTTACCTTTTCTCCTGTTTCACCAAATAATGGTTTAACAATATCTAAATATTCATCTATTTCTAGCTCTCCATTATCATATGCTTTTTTTGAAAACATACTAACTAAATCAACGTAAGTTTTTGGAGCTAAAGTGTTAACAGCTGCTTCAGAATTAAGCATGTTTAACATTGGTAAATATTTTTTAGGTTTTTTAGGAGGAGATTTATCAGTCACTACAGGACTCCTGCGATACCGCCCATAGCTAGTTTTTTCTTTTCTTTTTTTCTTTTCTCAATTAATTTTTTGATCATCTCAATATCTAAATCTATTTTGTTACCTTCTTTTTTAATTGGTAAATCATCCTGTTTATTTTTATAGTAAGTTTTATAATCTGCGACGTCTTCTACATCAGGATTCATAATTCGTTCTTCTCTCATATTTTCAATTTTTGTCATCACTGCTGGATTACCCATCTTGCCTGGTTCTGTACCACCAGCATAACCCATTCTCATCATACCGCCGCCCATAGCCATAGCTCTATTTTCTTCCATCATTTTCTTTTTAGATAAATACATATTTATATACTCATCTAGAGAAATATCTCTAACTGCAGGATCACCTTTTGATTTTAGATCGTTGTATTCGTTAATGACACCCATTAACTCAAGTTCAAATTCTTCTGCACCAGTCTCTGATGCCATTTTGATTGATGGCGCACTTCTATCTAAAGATTTAATACCACCCATATCGTCATAGTCTTCAGGGTCAAGTGGTAAATCTTCAGGTAGATCACCTAGCTCAATAGCTTTGAGCATATCTTTTAATCTTGGATCGTTTTCGTCTATTGCCATAATTCCTAATAATACACTTTTGGAGTCTGTTGTAAAGGTTCATCTTCATAATCTTCAGGGTGTTGAATTAATCCACCTTGTCTGAATCTCATAACAGCTTGTGTCATTGAGTCTACTAAATCGTCATGATCTCCATATGGAAAAGCAGCGCATTCTTCAATTACTTCTTGAGCAAAGTCCATATCACCAGGTGCATATATTTTACCAGACTCGAACAATGGAGATACAGAATTAACTCTTGTGTGTTTATCATTACCACGTGATGGTGTAAAATTAATTACAGGTATACCTGCTTTTCTTAATTCATAAGTTAGAGGGAGCCCGGATGCTTTGCCTTCTATAATCACTGTCTCCGGTTGCCAGTATCCGTATTGTTCTAATGCAATACGTCTTAGTTCAGGAAACTCATATCTACCTTTTATAGAATCAACTAACATTAAACAAGGACCACTATCTTCATTAGGATGAAATACACCCCAGGTGGTAATGGCAGAATAATCGGCTGTTTCTTTTTTCATAAAAGCTGTGTCATAAGATTGTATGACATGTTCTAATGGTGGAATATCATCTTCCCAATTTTGCCACCATTCTCTTTTAATCAATGCACCTTCTTCTCCAGTTGGATTTTGCATGTACTGTGCATTCCATTTTGATAAAGGAATAGATGCTTTAACTGATTCTAGATCTTTTAGATTCCAATATTCCGGCCACAGGGGTTTACCGCTTGGCATGATTGCAGGAAACTCAATTAGTTCCCATTGATCAGCTTTAGGTTGTTTTTGTGCTTTAAGTAATCTACCTGCTAAATCTTTTTCATTCCATCTTGTCATTACAATAATAATTGTTCCACCAGGTTGAAGACGTTGACGTGGACCAGAAGTATACCATTCATAAGTTCTCTCAAGAGCTTGAGCATTCATAGCGTCTTGTTCAGTATGTGGGTCATCAATAATTAATAAGTCAGCACCCCTTCCAGTAATTGCAGATCCAACACCGGCAGCATAGTATTCACCACCTTGTTGGGTTTCCCATTTACCTGCAGCTTGAGAATCTTCTTTAAGTCTTGTTTTAAAAACTTCTTTATACTCTGGTGAATCCATAAGTTGTTTTGCTTTACGTCCAAACCTTACAGATAATTCAGTTGTGTTAGTTGATTGAATAATTTTTAATTTAGGATTTCTACCTACCATCCACGCAGGAAATAAATAACTGGCAAATTCAGATTTAGTGTGTCTAGGTGCCATATTGATAATAACACGTTTTGTTTTACCATTGGCAATATCATTAAATTTTTTAGCAACATCTTTGTGATGTCTACCTTCTATAAAATCTGGCCATACGTGTTTAACAAAAGCCATGAAGTCATTTTTAATATCTGTTTCTTTTTTCTTCTCCTTCCATTTATTCATGTAAAGAGCGAATTGCCTTTTGACATCAGGTGGCAGCTTATCTAAATTTTTTAATTTTTCTTTATCCATAAATGCATTCGAAAAAAATTTTCGCAAAATTTTTTCAGATATGTTTTCAAATAACCAAAAGTATTTTAGGGTTACTTATATATAAAACCTTATATATTATTAAGTATATAGAGACTCCTATAATTATCAAGGGAATAGAATTAACAAGAAAGTTCAAACTTTAAGAATGGGTTGGTACCTCTATCAAATCTCGAGCGAGCGAAGCGAGCGAGTCCCCCGCGAGCGAAGCGAGCGGTACAGTTCCGGCGCCGCAGGCGCCTGCGACATTTTGTCGCATGTGACATTTTGTCACATGTTGTTGCACCACGCGACATTTTGTCGCGTGGCTTATTAACACTAGGAGGTTGTTAATCTAGTAATACCATATATGCATCTGCGTTATGTTCTCTAAAATAATCTAAGCCCTCTCTAACTAAAGCCCATTTTTTAGAGTGTCCAACAATACCCGCTTTTTTATCTTCCAATGTTGCGTCTAATTCATTGATAAATATATCATCATGAATTTTTGCCTCATGTGGTGTAAGTAAAACAGATTCTCCTGTAAATCTATTTTTTCTTTCTTCAGTTGCGTCAATCATTGTTTGTTGTTTTAATTGTCCCATTTTATTTCTCCTTTATTTGTTAATATCGTATCTTAGCACAATGGTGCAGTTAGCACCATTGCACATAGTGTCGCAGTTATTCCTCGTCTTCTATATCTTCAAAATATTGATAAATATAATCTTCCCATAATTCTTGTTCTGCCCAATCTTCTAGTAAGTTGTAATCATTTTCGTAATCCATTTTTTTCTCCTATAAGTTAATAACCGTATAATAACACATGGCGCCGTTAGGCGCCATTGTCAATATTGTCGCACCTATTGAAAATGTTTTGAATAGGTTTTTTCGTTTTTTAATCCGTGCCATTTCTCTTGATCTTCAGCTAGTTCTTTAGCTGTCCAACCAAATTTTCTGTACTTTGGATTGCTATTTTGAAAGTCAGCTATTCTTTGAAAATACTCTCTAATTTCCTCTCCACTCATGTGTCTTAATTTAATTAAAGTATTTAAAACTGATTTTGGCATTGGCATTTTTTTACTCCTTTATTAATTTTCTAATCTTAACACAATGGCGACTTAGTCGCCATTGTGCATTGTGTCGCACTATGCAGTTTTTTGCATTTTAACTGGTAATGCACACACATAATAATATGTGTCTTGTTTTTCGTTCAACAACTCCAACGCCTCTTTTTTCTTTTGGGCATTACTGAAACTTTCGTCTTGAGATTTAACTATGTATAAATCTGTTACTGTTTCAAATGTTGTTTGTTCTATTACTAAGTACATGTTTTACTCCTTTGGTTAATTTCCTAATCTTACCACAATGGCTCTTTAAGAGCCATTGTCAATATTGTCGCACTCTATAATTTCAGTTTCTATCCAATTATAACCATTGTTACCATGTTTTATTTTTTGAACTGTGATAGCTGTTTCCAGAGGCTCGGTTCTGGGTGCAATCGCAATGATCTGTTGTATGTTTGCGTTTGCGAAATCATCATAACAACGCTGACTACAAAAATATTGATACATGTTATTATAATAATTATTCATTTCTATTTTTTTGGTTCTTAGAACCTTTGAACCCTTGACACCTCTTATTCTATCTTGAGTGTGTTTTTTATGACACTCTGTGCCATGACAATATACATATTCTTTAGTCATTATATTTCTGTCCTTTCATTTAAGTCTGGTAGCATTAACATAAATTTAATTGTGAATAATCCAAATATTCCTAGGCCTATCCACATATCAATGTGGATAGCAATTATTAAACCTAAAAATATTA